TACCTCAACAAGTCAGGCGAGGGAATTGACTTCGACAACGAGCGCCGGGAAGCTGGGCCCGTCGATGTGAACCTGACCCCGGAACAGATCGAGAAGATCACCGGCCAGATTGACGAGCTCGGGACCACCAGAGATATCGTCCTTGGGTTCGCCGCCAGCAACCTATTCAAGCGGGACGTGCAATCACTCGCCGAGCTGACCAAAGACGAAGCAAGCAAGCTTTCTGACCTGCTGAGCCAGCGTTTGGGCCAGCAGAAGCAGAAGATGGAAAAGCCAATTGATACTGATGAGGTGTTTTGAGATGGATATGAACAAGAAAATACTGCAGTGGTATGCAACCGGCAGCACGGGGGTGAGCTCTAAAGCAATGGCTGCGGCTGTATCCGGATGTGAGTCTGACCCAGAATGGAGCGATCACCCGTCAGATCCTTCTGATTTCAATCGCTGCTTGAAATTCCTGATTGCCGTTCCAGAAGCAAAGCTGCTGCACATGAGCAAGGTGGCAGCGCTGAGCGACATCTGGGCAAAGCTCGTTGATCGTTGGGATGAGCTGGAGAAGTGCTTTATCGATGAGGTCGGGTTTGATTGGGAGAAGGGGAGAACGCTTCCTGCTACTAAAACCTATCAGATGATGAAAGAAATCCAAGGGAGGGCATGATTATGAGCATTCAAAAGCAAATAGACGCCGAGAAAGGAATTGCCGAGCGGGCAATAGAGGATGCGCTTCAGCTGCTGCATGATAATACCGGCATAATCCCAATCCGTATTACGATAAAGGCTTTAGATATCCGAACCGTTGAAACTGAAGTAGGCGACAGAAGCATGAAAATGGTCGTCACCAACATAACCTCGGAGGCTTGACCATGACAACCCACGCCGACCTACTAGCACGCCTGGCCACCCACGAAGCCCGACTAGGCTTTAACCCGGTCACCGTAGAGCAGCAGACTTTCGACTGGTTCAAGATGCGCCTCGGAGTTATTACGGCCAGCAAAGCCAGCATTCTTCTGATGAAGTCCGACAGCCTGACTCGGCAAACCTATATGAGCGAACTGGTGGGAGAAATTGCCACCGGATCTCCGGTTGAGTACGGATCATTCAAGCAGATGCAATGGGGCAATGATCACGAAGATGCGGCTCGAGAGATGTACCAGTTCATCACTGGCAACGCAGTTCAAACGATCCCGTTCTGTTACGGAAAAGACATGCGTACTGGCTGCTCACCTGACGGCATTACAGACCACGGACGAGGCGCAGAGATCAAATGCCCGTGGACAACTGCTGTCCATATTCAATCACTCGCCAACAACGTGATCAAAAAGGATTACATCGCACAGATTGATTACAGCATGTGGGTTACAGGTCTCGAAGCCTGGGACTTCTGCAGCTTCGACCCCCGTATGCGCAAAAATAATCTGCATCGGATCGAGAAGGTGAGCGGCCCCGGCGTCAAATTGTTCGATGACGCCGTACCGCAGTTTATTGAGGAGATGGACCGCATGCTGGCTGCGGTCGGGTTTAAGTTTGGCGATCAGTGGTGATTTTAGCCCCCTTCTTAACAGGGGGTACCACTTCAGCAGATAGTAGATCCTGCTTCAGCTCTGCGAGCGTAGCGACATGTTCTCCGCGAAAAGTTGAGTTGTCAAACATCTCGTTAAGGATGGATAGCTTTTTATTACAATCAATGATAATCATAGTTACACCGCGATTAGTGGGATTTTATAAGCAGTTCCGCCTATGTTGGCAAATAGAACTGCGTCGAAGTTTGCAGGGAATGCAGCCGAGCCACCAAGAGTTGGCCCGGTGATCTTTAAATCTGCGAATTGTAGCCGCATATTTATGGAAGAGTCACCAATGGCCGCTTCATCAGCTCCATTCACAACAACAAGAGATTTACCTGCTGCGACAGCATTTAGCCCTACTAACTTTTGGTTGTTGCCTAACAATATGGCCGCTGTTGAAAAGGACGAAACAGACGAGCAGTCCAATCCTACGGACATACCATTGTTTGGCGCAACATCATCTGCAAGCACAATGCCTTTGCCGGTGGTGCTGATACCGTCGAGATGAATGCCTTCGTTCCAACCCGAAGTAAGTCCACCAGTTGCAAATCCTGCCGACGCGTTTCCGGTTACGTTTCCGTAACTCGCGAAGAATCCAGTTACAGCCCCAAGCCCCAGTGCAGGTCCGGCCTCTGCTGTATTATTACTAAGGGTGACCTCCACACCGTAGAGACTAGCCTTCGATGTATCAGATCCGGCCGAATCTACGTCTTTCACTAGAACCGGATTTATACCCCAGATCTCAGGGACGGCAGCACCGTTGTGGAATAGAGAATGGATCCCAACAAAATGATCATCTGATATTAAAGGCTTTCGCCCATTTGTATTCAGAAATACCGCAGAGTCTCCTCTTACGCTCTTGGCATCTATTCTTAAAGCGCTACCTGCTTTTGAATCTTTTTCAGTGCCGTAACCATTAGTATCAAAATCTACAGTACGTAATACTGTACGCTTCCTTACCCCATCAAAAATTAATTTATTACCTCCGCGAAGATCTAACGCTTCTGACCTGCCGTTAACTAAACCGTAAACAATAAATGTAGGAGCCGCCGCCCATGAAATAGTCGCAGGATTTATTAATAGATCAAATCCCTCAGGCAATACTGTAGGTTTGCCGAAGTCTATTGCTGCCTGTAATGCAGGGTTGTGATCAATCCCAAGGGGTCCGAACTGTAGAATACTAACTTCGCCGCTCGCGTCAATCTGTAACACTGCTGTATTACCATTAGCAAGTAGCAACCTATCAAACCCGTTGCTTGTATCCCCTACCTCTGTGATGTAATCTGCGCCCCCTTCATTTCCTGTGCTGAATTCGTTAGTAGATAGCCGCTGCCCAACTGTGGGTGATGATGCTTGCATAGCTACAGTGGTATCAAATATCACTCCATATCTTTCGTCACCCTGGACTTGAGGGATTGACTGGTAGACGCGCCAATTAGCAACATCGCCGGCAAAAGTTGCGCCAGAAGTGTGAGCGGTCACAGCGATGTAAAAAATACCTGTATCAGTAACAAGGTCCTTTACCTGGTAGCTTGTGGCTGTTGCCCACGGGCCGCGATCAGTAACCGCAGCAATCGACTCGATAATCCGATCTATCGACTGAATCCCTTTCCCTGTACGAGTAGTCACCACCGCATTCGGGCCATTGACCACAGAATCAAGCTTTGCGGCATTGTCTTGGGCGACATCAAACCTGTTGTTAGGTACTGTAAATTGCGATAGATCAGTAGCCATTATAAAACCCCATCCTTTTCATAAATTCGTTCATCATATTGAGATAATTCTATTGTAACACGACCGTCCGCACCGGGCTTTTTGGTGATAACAGTCCAGTCGGAAGCATTCACATCATCAAGCACGCCGAGAAGGTACCGGCTGCCGGCCTGTATTGTTGATCCATCTGAAACTATGCCCGACCCTGCGAAAGTGGCCGTGAATTGCTTTTGTGCGGTTACGGTGGCCGCGACAGGCCCGAGCACTGCTCCCTGAGAATCAGTTATTACTGCGAAAATGGTTCCCGCCGCCAGCTCGTCAAGACGCTCGCTTGTATCTAAGGTGATCCCGTTGATAGCTCTGATCTCGCCCTCGCTTATATCTCCGTCGAAGATGTCAGTCCAGCCAACCCGGTCGCCTATATCAACCAGCATGCCGTCAGATAGAACCTTGTCAGAAACCGTCCTGCGCTGCCTAAGTATTTTCCTCACTTCCAGGTTCGCCCTGTCGGTTGCCTGCAGGACCGTCCTGCATCCGGCCAGGTCAATTTTATGCGGCCTTGTGCCTATGGAGCCTTCAACTATGGTTTCTCCAACAGAATCGATCTTGCGCTTAATCTCTGCCCTTTTCCCGGTCACTGGATCAGTGTATCGAAGAGCGATGCTGTCAAAATCTTTCGGGCGCTGCAACTTGTAGTTCTGCTTCTGAGTGTCACCGCTTGATATGTTTCGGCGGTTAAACAGGGCACTCCTGGCAGTCTTGGTCTCATCCCTAAAGAATCTCCACACCTGGCCATCTCGATACACTCCGACCCGGGCCGCGTTGCATATGGTCTGCACTCTAGACCCCAGGCTGATGTCCTTGTCATCGAATGAATAATCGAACCGGCCAAGCTCCTGATCTGATAGCCCGTCTTGAATCTCATACAGAGTAGCGAGGTCGATTTCATCAAGCGGCCTGCCTGCAGACACATTAAGCGAATACAGGACTGCATCAGCAAATTTGCGCGTGGCAGTCAGGGTTGGATTAAATCCACCCCCTGCGGTCCAGGTGGGGAGCTTGCGTGTGCAGTCAATGTTTATTTTTCGCTGAGATGAGCTGATAGCAAAATTCGTTGCCACAGTGTTGACGTCAACAGTGGTGATGTCACCAAACCCGGCGGCGGAATACGAGGTCACCGCAACAGCATCCTCCCATTTAACCTGGTCCAGCGCTGAGCCTGCGAATTTATTCGTGGTCCGCCTGGCTCTGACCCTATAAAACCCGCCCGGAACTGGAACTGTAAATTTCTCAGTCTGGAATTGCGCGTCAAAGGTTCCTCCTGTAAACGAATAGTTTTCCGTATCGATAACGCCCGTCGGGGTGCCTCCTGAGTCCGTTTCTTGGATATCAGCCTCGATATTGACTGTGATCACGTTTCCGTTCTGGTCACGTATCCCCCTTGGCATCTGGAAATGAAACCACACCTGTTCTGCAGTGTCAGCCAGCTGGAACCACCCAACGTTGGCGTCTGGATCCTGCCCGAATCTAACCATCGTCGCTGTCGCATCATCTTCATCAATGACTGTTTCTGTGACTGTGAACCGGATCGAGCTTAAAGGAGTGCCGTCTATAGTCGGAAGGAACGTGTCCGGTCCGTGAGTGAGAACATTGAAATCACCATTATTTGATGCGGTGTCAGCAATGGTGAATTTATTGAGAGAGTCAATACTCAGGTTTTCCTCGACATTGAGATCAAACGAATACACGACCATTGGAGCTGTTGTCACCCGGGTAAATGTCGCGGTCACCGGTCCCTCTGTAGTCACTCCGCTGGTCACGTCAAGTTGCACCTGGCCCGCGTTGTCTGTGATCGATGCGATGGTGAACGTGGCGTTGTTGCTGACAGTGCCTGTTACAATTATCTGATCACCTGGCGACAGGTCTAGGTTATAGGCAAAAGCGTTGTCAGGTATGTCGATCAGATTTGTTGATGTGAACTGAACATTTGCAGGGCTGGCCGCGTCGAGCTTGTCCTTGAAGACGAGCCTGCCGACGCTTGAAACCGTAGGGTCATCAGGCGCAAGCAACTCCTGTCCGTTGATGTCGTTTGTCTCTCTGCCAATCTGTAGGTCTGGGGGGATGTCGCCAGGATCACGAACGGTAGCCGATGAGCCGGGGATTCCAGAAAGAAGGGACTGGCCGCTCTTGATTTCGTTAATCAGGAACTCGCCAACACCCAGGCCGAAAACTTCGCGCACCTGCTTGGTGTTAGCCACGTATTCGAACAATGATGGCTGCAGAAGGTCAGGAAATGCAATTATCCTCCCGAATATTTCCGGCATTGCTTGGTAAGGCCGGGCAATGTTTGTCTGTCCGCTTAGAGAGTTGTTTGGGCTGTCTTTCCCCGTCTGCCCCTGAGAGTTTGGGATTGATGGCGTAGGGATCAAAATCACAGTAGCGACAGCGATAACAGCAATGGCAATCAGCGCAATTGTAAGGGGATCAAATCCGCTTGGCCGGTGAACGATGTGAAGCACATCGCCATCGTCAAGAACCCTTCCGCAATCCTGCTGAGAAATCAGCGTTGATTCATGGACGCTGCCAAGATGCAGATCTGTTTCAATCCCATGAAACGGCAATTCGGCCGCGGTCTTTTTGGGATAGCCTCTTTCTAGATGGCTGATTATTGGATGCCCGGAATCAACCGGGATAATCTGCTTATCCGCTGGGGTGTGGATTACAATCGTTGCCGACATATCGCCAATATTCCAAACGTGAATAGAGTTTTTCAAGCGTGCGGATACTATGATAACCCACGCTTCC